CTCCTGGAAAATGCAATTTTTCTTTAAGTTTATCAAGAGTTGACATGGTGGTCCGAGTATTTGCTTCGAAATCTTTATTGTCGAACCGCAATTCTACGACTTTACTGTCTATTGTCTCACTCATTTTCCGGTAACCTCCTTCCATGCATCATTGGCAATCTGATCAAAAATAGGCTGAATAGCAGGATTGATATAATCTCTTCCTTCTACCCAGCCCCCGGTTGCGGTAACATGTCCGTACTGCAAAATAATAGCGATTGGAACTCCTTTATTCACATTTGTATTATGGAATTCTATGGATACAGATCCATTTTGACGTTTTATCTCATAAGTCCATGAAGCGGCGGTCTTACCTGTGTCTACCGGCGTTGCAGACGAAAGGGCGGCCACACCAGCTCGCCCGTATTTATCCAGGTCGCCAATTCTGGCCGCTTCTTTTACTCTCTCAAGGAACTTTGAAAGTTTCGAGAAATCTCCCTTTTGTCTGAATTCAATCATGTATTACCTCGTTAGATTGCGATAAGATCTTTCCATGTATTTGTACCACAAACACCATCAACAGTAAGTCCTCTGGATTTCTGATACTGCTTAATAGCATAGATGGTGTTCGAACCTGCTTCTCGATCAAGGCTGAGATCTTTACCATCAGATCCTTTAAATCCCCTAGATTTGAGAATTTCCTGTACTAAAAGAACGGAAGTGCCTTTACAACCATTCTTCACAACTTCTGGATTAAACATATAACCGCTCCTTTCAGATTTCACTGTTGTATCGGTCTTTGACGGAGGAACGTATGAAATGGTATTGTCCGTATATTTCGGTGTGATGTATCCTCTGATATACCGGCCATTGATAGCAAGTTTACGTCTATGAACCGCATCTTTATAGTTACCTTCCATCGCGACGGAATAGCCAAGGCTCTTATGTACTTCGACAATGGTTCCGATATGATCGGCGTATCCGGTGCAGTCGCCAATTCCATTATCGTCCCAATCATACAACGCTGCATCTCCGATGCTTGGTACATAATCATCCGCTTCTACCCAACAACCCATTTTCTTGGCCCGATTGATAAGTTCTTCGCACCCTATTTCAATAGGCATAATGTCGGTATAACCGAGTTTGATAGCAGCGGCAGACCATGTACAAGCGCACCAGGCCCACCCGTACTTCATCTTCACGCCGCGTGGGAAAGTACCTGTATATGAATTGTAGATATCTACAATTTTCTTATAAGAACCATCTGCTTCGTTCAGTCCTTCCCAAGAACAGATAAGATCGACTACAGCCTGACGGGATCGTACTTTCACATTGCCAGTAGATTCACCATACCAGTGATTCATATCTACGTTTCCATTAATTCCGGCAATTCGCCCAGAATCCGTAAACTGCTGAATGATACATGCAAAATCAGGACCTCCCTCATAATCGGCCAGCCAAATCGGATACTTAGAAAGTAAATCTTTCGAATACCAGTTCTTATAATAATCACCATTGGCATAAATACCCGGTTTATATCCCTGAGATTTCACATAATTACAGAAGATCTCTGTGAATTTATTGCATTCGCTTTTTCCTAAAGTAACTCCTGCTTTTTTGGCTTTGAGAACTGTATCACCCTCAAAATCGGCAAAAATGTATATGTCCTTTCCAAGTCCTGCTTTTTTAACCTGTGAAACACAAAACTGAGCTTCGGCGAGTGCCTGTGTTTCACTAAGCGCATAAATGAAATGGTATACCCCTATAATAGGAAGGTTTACCGCCTTGCATTTCTTTACATACTCAAAAAATCTTGTATCAGTTGTTTTACGATAACTTGATCTCAGGATTACAAAGTCGATTCCGCATTTTTTCACTTTGCTAAAGTCGATAGCCCCCTGGTGATAACTGATATCAATTCCTTTTTTCATTAAATCATCCTTTCGAATGGTACTTCGCTCTACGAGCTTTATTCAACGCTTCGTTGCGCCTGGTTACAGCACTACTACTCATCTTTTTACCCGGTGAGTTTTTAGCATTGCAAACCCGTATAAGTGTTAATAATCGGTTTATATGCCATCGATCAAATTCCGCCGGAATCCCCTGAGCAATCATCCAGTAATAAATCAATTCACTGGTGATCGTCTCATTAGTGCCTTTTCGAGCTGGTTCCTTTCGAAAAGGTGTGGCAGTCATAGGATCATTTATGTAGTTTGATATGTCTTCAATTATTTTCGAATCATGGCTTATTCTTTCATACACTTCCTGCGGAACATTTTCGGTAATGGTCATACATTTTATATAATCTATAATTTCTGCCAAGGTTTTATCTTTCTTGGAAAAGAAAGGTTTATGCCACTTGGCTTCCCATTTTGACAGAGAAATAAGAGAATGCTCCAGTTGCAGATGCCATTCTTTGAACTCGGTAGAAGGTACGAACTCCCCCTTCTCATCATCCCACATTTCCACAGCGGGAACGGTTACTTCTAGCATTCTCATCCCTCCTTAATCTTCTTACTTATTAAGTCTCTGGAAACTGAACGGCTACAATTTTATCAGCCTCAATTTTGGCCTGCTCTCTGATGTCGGCTGGTAACAGTCCGTTGACAAACTCTGCAGCTGCTTTTGCATCAGTCGCAAGCTCCATAAACAGAACGGAATATGCTTCGGTTTCTGCGAAAGCTCTGGAGATTTCCGGGCTCTTCATGAATCTTCGACCATCAGCACTCTTCTCACCGTAAGCTTTAAGAACCAGGTCTTTGAAATACTTGATAATTTCCGGTTCATTGTTTGCTGCTACAATTCTTTTAATAGTGGCATCCAGACCGCCTACTGTACTCAGCTGCATTTCAACGATTTCCGCTTTGCTAAAATGAAAATAAAAATCTTCAGTTCTTTTTACTCCATTGTAATCCTCATATGAAATAGTTTTTTTGAACATAATTTCTCCTTTCTCATTTAAAAAAAGAGGCCCTGTATAAACTAGAGCCTCTTGAAATCGATCTTAGATCAGTCTGTCACTGTTGCAAGAATTGTTTTTACTTCATCCGGTAACGGAAGACGTGCTTCAGTGTCTGTGTCACCATACAGAACTTTTTCGATAGCCGCCATCTTCTTTGCGCTAAGTTTAGTGGAATCAAGCACTAATGTAGCGGTTGGCTTGAAACCGTCGACTTCTACAGGTGTAGTGGAAACTTCCCATGACATTGTAACAGCCTCAGGACTGTCGTTAACTGAACTGTAGTCTGCTTCAGACGGCGCTGCGAGACATCCATACACAAGATGGATCTTATAACCGTGAGCATTGTTATCTACATCATTACCGATGATTGTCTGGTAAGACAAACCAAATGTTTTATGATCCTGCTGACCTAACGAAACACCTTCGACGAGTTCAGCTGCTCCGATACATGGTTTAAATTCATCCGGATACATATAAGCCTCAATTGTGGCTTTGAATTCCTCGGCAGACAGAATATTGAGATATTTAATATTGTCTGCATACATGGCATTTGCTTCAGCGCCTTCAGGGGATTCATTGATGGCTGTAAGACCATTCCATGCCGTACCTTTTGGATACGCAGAACCTTCCTGAGGATATACGACGCCTTTGCTTACACCTGTCTCGTAAAGTCTTTCGCCGACTTTATCCCATACAAGTTTGGACATATTAATCCTCCTTAAAAATATAATGTCAACACATCGTGATAGAGATTTTCAGATTTGTATGATGTATCATAAGCACAATATGGAAACATCAATAATATAGAGATGACTTTGTTGTCAGGTTTCTTGTCAATCACTACCACGCTGTATTTGTTCATAAGTAAATAGCCAGTGTTATTGGCACTGACTTTTTTAACGCTACTCCTGGAATACACGATTGCCGGATATTCCATTTTGACTGATTCGGGTGGTTGGAAGTAAACATGCCTACAACCGAGCAATTCTTCCAACTTACTCTGCAGTTCCAGGCGAGTTCCCATTCCAAACACCTCCTATAGACAAATTCATCCTGGGATACTGGAGTTCCACATCGGATACTTTCCACTTCGATCCCAGGATTTCGACATACGCTATGTAAGAATGGTTTTCTAAAGCAAATGGATCAGCCAAGATGCTCAGAACATTCGCTAGATTGAGATTGTCGTTAATCTCCCCTGAACTCTGACGCTTCCAACGGTTGCTAGTCATATCACCGTAATACTCATGCTCTTCAACAAGGCTATCCCATACCCCCGGTTCAATCTCCCTTACCGGAAGAGTGAATCCTATCTTGCCGAACCATTTACTCATATCGATTCACTCCTTAATCATTTGTCAGACTTAACTGTCGCAAGTTTGGCGGTTGTGGCTGTAGCAGAATCTGTCGTCACATATGTAACAGTCGCTACATTTCCCGCAACTGCACAGCTGATCGGTTTATATAATGTACCAGCAACATCGATCATAAGTCCTTTAACATACGCATCCTGCAGCTCAGCGCAAGTCACTTTGTTCTTACAAGCAGAATCGTAATATGCATAGGCATCATTTGCTTTTCCGTAAACTTTTCTCACTGCGACATTCACGTCGTCAGCGACTGGACGAATTTTTTCGATCATGACTTATCCTCCTTATGCGATTTAGGCTACCGGCTCCTCAAGAGCGATAGCGGAATATACCTGAGTGAGCGCACCGGAGAGTCTTGTCTCCAACATGTATTTGTAGCGGTTGAAGTCCATATCGAAATCTTCAAACTTGGTAACTTCGCCACCTTTAGTGGAACCAAACTGATAGTCTGCCAGATTTACAAACAGACCAAGCAGTTTTCTCTTTCCGTTGGAAGATGTTCGCTCAAGCCCCTCAAACTGCTCAACAGTCTGGATGGATGCAACATTGAGTGCCGCAGCAAGATCAGCCTTGGAATCGTAGATACGACGACCATTGAGATCTCTAGCCAGAAGCATCACATTAAGCAGATGCGGTGTGCAGTACAGATCTGGTGTACCGGTTCCTTTAAAATTCTCTCTGGAATACAGTGCAGCTTCAATCATTGCCTCCGCTTTGATATAGTTCTCACTGAAGTTTGCTCCAGTATTAGTTCCCTGCAGCTTAGTTTTCGCCGCTTCAAAATCAACATCCTGATGGATGCAGTACAGCTCATCATCATGCCAAATAGAACGAATATGATCTTCATGGATTTTGTCCGGATCACCGTCTTCACGACCATCTCCAACAAGTGCTGCCAGGGCAAGTTCTTCGTTCAGAACATGTCGCATCATTTTCCACTGATAAGCAACTACATCGAAATCAGTGATGTCCACGACGTCATCACGATGCATCTGATCTTTGATATACACAGTCTGTGGATCTGTAGTACGGCTGAGAAGCTTAATCTTAGCCATATCTTCTTTGTAATTACCCTTCTTCTGATAACCTTTGGCTCTCAGCTCAGCGATGCGAGCATCTGCCTGGCGGGTACGAATTCTGCTGTATGGAGATTTATGAATTTTAGACATTACGGAATCGATCCATGTCTGATCTCTTTCGAGAGTATCCGGCTCACCTTTCTTCAGCAGCTCATACTCTGGGAACAGGGCTTCTACCTCGTCGTCAAATACGCCGTGAGCCAGTGTCTCAGCATTTTCTTCCGCAAAAATCTCCATGGCCTGTTTAAGGCTTCCAACATTGCTCTGTTTTGCCATAGCGATGATCTTCTGTTCATCAGAATGACTGAGTACAGTGCCCTGTTTTGTATCTTCATTGTCGAACACGTTATGTTTCACTACATTTCCTCCTTTTTCATCATCGGAGCTGTCTTCTTCTCCATTTTCTTCAAGAGCCATACCGATAACCGCTGCTACGGCATCTGTCTGCTCTTCGTTAAGGGTTTTAAGGATATCCTGGATTGTCTTTTCTCCAGATTTACTTTCTTCTGGCTTTGTTTCTTCGTTTTTGGTCTCTTCCGCCAATTTCGAATCTCCTTTCTTTTCTTCTACATCGGCCGAGTGATAGAGCATAATATGCTCATCCCAAGATGCCTCAAGCTCTTCTTCACCGTCTGCGCTATGCGCCATAACAAAATCCACGTAAGCACCGGGATTTGCTCCAGCCAGTACAAGACTGAGCTCCCTGATGTTTCCGTGGATTACGTCTTTTCCAATATGTTTTAACTGATTAGCCCAGATAGACAGCGATCGTACATCTCCATTCTGGACGAGTTTCTTTGCGGTCTGTCCCTGTTCGGTATCATTAAATACACCGTAGGCATATACGCCGTCTTCTCTGTTTTCAAGAACTGCATGTCCCAACACGGCATTCGGATCATTATGTTCATGATTCCAAACAAGTGGAACTTCGCAACCGTCATTCTCTTTGAACGCATCTTTTCGAATAGTTCGACCGTCACCACAGAGCAAATCATTCCGGGTGGCGTAACCACTGAAATCGCAATTAACCATTTTGACTGTCTCCTCCTTCTTCGTTTACTTCGGTAGCATTTGAAGTCTGAGGTATGTCCTGTTTAGCCTGACTAATGTTACTGTTAACTAACTCATCTGCTTTTGGATCTTTAGATGGCTGCATACCAACGATCTGTCTGATCTCATTAGAGGTCATGATTTCGTTTCGAGTGAACTTATCAGCAATTTCTGCGATATCATTGACTGGAACCAGTCGGAATGGATCTCTGAAATAGACAATAGACTGTAACTGCGACCGAGCGGTCTTTGTAAGAAATTTTCGTTTTAATTCATCTACAATGGCTGAAATTATAGGTTCAACAGTGCGGTTCGTATAATTCAGCATCGTTTTTTCATCAGCGGTACCATCAAGCACCGACTGTGTAATACCTAACTGGCTATAAACCATATTGGTAAGGTACTCAACCTGTTTCAACAGATTGTTTTCCAGCGAACGGTTTAACTGAGTAATCTTTTCTGTTCCATCTGTATACGCAATGCCATACTGAGAGCCAGCCAACTGCTCAATAATATCCTTTCGCCTGCGCTCAACCTGCTCACGTCGGGTTGCTGTCTTTATTACATAAGGAAGCTGAATAATCAAATCCAGTTTTCCGGACGCCGTTTGTTCATCTGTCACATCCAGCAAACTGAGTTTTCTTATAAGACGCTGCATAGTTGAGTTATATTCGTTAACCACTGCATACAGTGGATTTTCAATAATGGCCACCTGGCTTTTAGGAAGTAAAATCTCCTCTTTTTCGCCGGTTCGATCATTATATAAACGGACCCTTACCATATCGGGATACCATTCAGTAATTTTTCCGGTCCGCATAGAATCAATCTGGTATGAATTTGAGTTTTTTGGATCAATGGTGGTTTCAACCGGAACCAAAGCTACACATCCCTCATCCAGCATCGATAGCACGGCATCTTGAATAAATGCTCGACCTGTCTGATCCTTATTGGCTTCCAAGGTCAGACAGTTGTTTAATCCGGAATCGATATCTTCCACATAACGACCGTTTTTATCCAGTCGGCAATGTTTGATACTTACCGATGATACGTCAAGGGCGATCCTGTTGAATATGGATGTCGCTATCGATTTTTCATTTCCTCGGCTAAGCCGTGGCCTATCCGGACGTGAAGAATATCCCGGACCAGTGATTATATACTGTGTCGGATCTCGACTGGTAAAAGCATTCCAGGCATGTGCAAGCCTAGTGCTTAAATTTAATGACATAAAATCTCCTTCTTAGTTAGATGTAACTAACTGATGGGTAAAAATTTTTATTATTACAGATCAACTGCCTCAATTTCAGCTCTGGTTTCTAAGCAGCGAATATATTCTCGCATATAGCGTTCCTGTTCCAGAAGAAGCGGTTTGGGACAGGTTGGCTCAAAGTCAAGAGTTCCGGCATCCCATTTAACAAGCATTTTATGTAACTTTTCATAGCGGATTTTCACCTGCTGATATTCAGCTTTAAACCGGTCGTTGTAGTCAGAACTGTTCATAAGCTCGATGGTATCTTTTAATTCCATATCAATTCTCCTTTATTCAAAAGCTTCTCTGTTCAATTTGAAAGCGACAAAAGCATCCATCATAGCCGCAACAGCATCAATTTTTGCTTCGTGTCGCCGTTTCAATAATTTACGGTTTCCATTCGTGTCCTCTATAGCTATACAGTTCCCCATAGTAAAGGACATTAATGCCTCATCGAAAATAAGCATTCTCTCTTCAGATAACTTCTTCAACTCACCAAGCGGAACCGACTCTGTTTTAGCCCCCTGGATGACTTTTTCAATTCCGAACGGGCCATTCTCCCGTTCCCACCTCTCCACGAAGTCTCTGGCATTATACGGGTCATATCCCAAACAACGAACGTCGTATTCTGCTTCAGCTATGAAATTGTCAAGATCCTCGTATACTTGCATCATGTCAAGAATATTTCCGGGCATAACAATGAGACTGCCCTCTTTCATAAATTCGTTGTATTTGATTCGCATTGCTGTGGGAAGTTTGCTCAGAGTGAGCTCGGATATGTAATTTCGGGTTTTTATTCCGAAAGCACCATTCGATAATGGGAATAAAAATGTGAAAGAGCAGAAATCGTCTCCCTGGGATAAATCCGCGCCCATGGAACAAGGCATCTGCCAATACTCTCTCTTCCTGTGAGGGAGAGTTTCTTCGTATGTGAAATAATACGTGTATCCCTCCATTGGGATACCAAATCGTTTGGCAAGGATGTCGTTGCGGACTGCAGGATTGTTTTCAGCTCGTTCTACATCCAGCTGATAAGTTTCATAAGTAACCGTCTTTCCGAGATTCGGGTTTGCTTTAATCCATTTATCCGGATCGTTAACTTCATCAATGGAGTCTAATTTATACCACCAGATAGAAGTATGAGGAGCTTTATACTCACCTTTGAGTATTTTCATTAACTCCATTTTGATCGTGTCGCCAGATCCATTACGGACAGTTCCTTCTGAACTGATAGCTACAATAAGGTAATCGTCATTTGAACCACCACTCTGCTCTTTTGCGGCACCCTGTTCCAATGCACCGATAACGTCCTCCCGTATATCGCCGGAAAGCCATTCATCAACGGTCGCTATCTTGACACGCAATCCCTGCAGTTTGTCAATGGACATAGGTCTGACTTCCAAAAGTGATCCTGTAAGAAAATTCTGAATTCCCTTTTTTGTTGAAGCCAGTTTAACACGATTCGCTTTAGATCCAGTCGTGTTCTGGAGTGAGCCCTCAGTGAGGAACTTATATAACGGTCCTCTTGCTCTGGTGATAGCAGTTCGAATCGGTGACATGACCTCTTCAGCCTGAGGCATGGTCGGGGCAGTTGTAACCTGATGCGTTGTTGCTGTATTAACATTCAATTCGTAATTCTGCAGACAAGACGCATACATGGATTTTGCCGCGCCCCTGGCCACAATCAGATACTGCTTGGTGATCAACCTCTTCTTGATCCGTCTTATCTCATAGTGGCCGCCGCTACCCGTTTCTGACGGAACAAAAATACTTCTCTCGATAAAGTAATACCATCCAAAAATTTGTTCGGCCCACAATTTGAAAGAATCGAGGAGATATAGATCACTACCATCGGTCAATGTAAGCTCATTCTCGCAATAGTGAATAAACCCCTCAACAGCCTGATTGTCATACCAGTATCGTGGATTATCAATGAGTTGATCAATTCGGTTCATCTCAAGAGATACTTCTTCACAAACTGGGATTTCTCTCCTGATTACGGCATCTCGAAACATGCCATAATACTTCGGTACGGCGGTGTTCGATAATGCCATGTTCTAATTGCTCCTATTTTTTCTTATTATTGGTATACACTTTTAAGTCGTCATCAAATCCGAATTTTCGATTAGCGGCATCCGTAAGCTTTGATTTTACAACTTGCTTGGCCACATCAGTTGCCGCTGGAGCAATTATATCCTTTGTTACTTTATCAATGAATGCTCTTCCTTTGGACACTTGTTTGGGACTCAGACTTCGAAGTTCTTTTTCCAGCTTGATGCGATTAATCTTGCTACGGATTTCATCATCAGACATTTCACTGATACTCTTCTGCTTCGGTTTTTGAATTGACGATTTTTTAGTCGGATTTTTTCTTAACTGTTTTCCGGTAAACCGTGTATACTGTTCTTTCATTTTCTTAGCTTTCTTCTGACCGGATCGATTAAGACTCCCGTCTTTATTCTGATGGTGTCGAACTCCCCATTTCTGACCTTTTACGCCATGATGGGCTAAGAAATCAGTTTCCATCTATATCACCTCCTCGCTTTCTGCTTCCGAATTCAATCTCCACTCAAGTTCGTTGATCATTCGATTCATACTATCGGCTACAACAGAAGTCGTCGGAGGATCAAATAACATTTTCACTTTCATTCCAATATAAGACTTCGTTGCCTCAAGGTTCTTATCGGATGGAAGAAAGTCCCTCCAGATGGCTGTTTTATCTGAAATAACAAAACCAGCTACGGGACCTACACCAAGCTGCTTCAACACCATAAGCACCGAATTAATATGCATGACAATCTGTTGATCAAAAGCGGTATACTCTTCTTGAATACCAAGCTGTGCTTTTATTGATGTCAGAATACTTTCGTTCATCAGGCTACCTCTCTTTATTTCTTCCATGGACAAGTGTCGTTTTTATGCCGTTCTACAGGATCACTCCATAATATAGAGTCATCTCCGTAATGAATTGCATCATGGGTTCTTTTAACGGTACAAATCAGATATTCTGGATTCAGCAACAAATCACTTCTCTGGAGAATATCCTGTTTCGTGATTGGATTCATGTGGTGGACAAGGATTTTGCTATAAATCTCTCTCCCTGGAATTCCAAGGTCACATCCACTGTCGCGTAAAATCACCTTATCTCTCACCGATAACCATTCTGGAGATTTATAAAAAATTTGATTCAAATATCTATCGAACCCGAATGTCTCCTGCCCAACTATACCGCCGATACGAAGATACTTATACCGTTCTTCGAAAGTCGTGAATGCGATTAATTCGGAATATGTTTTAATACTCATCTGGATCACCTGCGCCACTATAGTCACGCATGGCTCGGAGAACTTCTTCATACACGACTTTTGTTTCGGCACTCTCTTCCAATGCTTTTGTTTTCGCTCTCAGAAGCTTATTCTCTTCTTCAAGTTTCTCCCGTTCAAGTCGTTCTCTCTCTGATCCCAACTTCAAAAAATGTGTTATAACCTGAGAAGAAGCTGTACCCTCAAGCATCTGCCTTTCTGCGCAATCCATCGCAAGAGATATCATCTGGTTTTCTTTTGCTTCCGGCGTAAGTGGAGGACGCCGTTCAGTTTTGCTCACCTTTGGCATCGTTTACGCCTCCTTATAGATAGTTATCATTAGCTATTCAATTGACATTGATGATTTTATGCTGCCTTTAGAGGAATTTACAAAACCAATTGATTATCGGAGGACCTAATATGAAACGGTACAAATCTTGAAAGGAGAAATACACACGGCTTAAACGTCTTTGTAGTTCTGTAAATCCCTCTGAAGGCAACATAAAAAATATAAATTGTTTCCAGAAAAATCCCACCGGAGATTTTTTGAAGACCGGCGCGATGCAGGGAGGGGGTGCTTTTTTAGCGACCCTCCCCCTATGCTTTGACATCGGATTATACTGGGGCAGCGCCTAAATCCAGCGCAACTTTTGAATTTCGCGGAACTTTTTTGTAAATATTCAAGAAATCAAATGATATTAACTCATCAATTGCTCGATTATGTTCATCATTGACTTCTTTTTCGGTCATATCATCTGAATAATTGGAAATACGATCCAGTTTTCCGCAAGTGTTGTAACCTTTTTCAGTATCGAACAAGTACCAAAGAGTGAACTGTTCGAATGGATCGTAAGGATTATCAAATGTTGTTAATCTGAAATCATCCATTTAACTAATTCGCTCCTTTCAAATACTTCGAAACTGTTGATGTTGAAATTCCAAGTTTGTCAGCAATTTGCTGAATTGTATATGAAGCTGACATTGCTTTGATTCTGTTGATTTTAGCCTGACTGAGAACTTTTGTTTCTTTTGGCATTGCTCTTTGTCGTAATGAATCTGGATCACAATTATTAAGAATGCGTTTTAATACAGACTCACTGACCGCACCTGCCTGTATAGCTTCCCATTCTCTATCTGTGATGACAATATTTCTGTCTCTTCTTGAAACAGAACCAACTTCTTCTCTTGCTTTAGTAAGAGCCTGCTGACTTGCTTTCTTGACATCCTTAGGTTTGAGTTTAACACCCGCTTCTTCAGCAGCTTTCTGCTTTCTCTGTACAGTAGCATTAGCCATACGTTGGGCAGCTCGTTCACGAGGTGTATTTGATTCAGCAATCGTCAATTTTCTTATGAGACTGTCGTACTCCTCCTGATACCGCCTCTTAGCCTCCTTACTATAGGCTATCTTACCTGCTTTACTTGATTCAACTCTTGCCTTATTCGCCATTGCTTTCATGCTGTTAGCATAATCGGCATAAATAAGTTCCATTGGATGACGATACTTGGATACGAGAGTCATAGCATCGTCAGTCTCGGACATACGGTTGCTCTTATCGGTACGCTTCTTAGTTACCTCCGTTATCTCGCCAGTCTTCTTATCCACTTTCTTAACAGTATAAGTGGCATCATCGGCTTTCTTGTAGATAAGAGCACCATCAGGTCTGGATGGATCATACCATTCTTTTCCCGGAAGATTTGGTTTAGGAGTTCCCTGTCGCTTATCAACGGTAACTTCACCTTTGGCCCTGGATATAAGCGTGGAAGCACCGCCATAATGAACTCGTCCATTCTCATCGACTTTGATCTGATACTTCTGTTTCAGTGCCTGAATATTATTATCTTTTTCACTCTGCTTGTAATCCAGATGGTGCTTTTCAGCGTCAATAACGACCATGCTGTGTCTTACAGCACGAGCCAACTCATCATCCGTAGCTCCGATGATAGTCATATCAGTAATCAGATTAGAAATTTTACCCATCTCGGTATCTGTTTTCTTCATGAGCTGATATTCTCTACCGTCGCGATACCAATGTTCTTTACCATCTGAGCCGATTTTCTTTTCTCCCTGATAGTTCATCTTGGGATCAAACCCTTCGAGCCCTTCAAGTGGAGGACGACTGGCAATTTTAACTTTTCCAGCACGATCATGAGTTGGAATACACATGACTGTATCTCCATCAAAATCAGCACCGGATAATCGCTCAGCAACTTTACTGTTAATGCCAATCGCATCGATAGAATCTTTACCAATCATCTTGATGGCTTCTTTGTTTTTGTTATTAACCGTACAGATTGGAATCTCAAAGGTTCCACCATGAGGATATCTAACCAAGGCAAGTTTACTTCCATCCGGATAACCAGGTGCGTACACTTCTTTCTCACTTAGTGAGGTTACCGGAAGAATAACGTGGTATTTCTGACCTGGTAATGCTGCTGCTTTAAGATGTACGGCTGCCGAATCACAGCTGCTCGCAAACTTATCAAGATAATATTTCTTCACAGTTGGATTGGTTAGTGCCATAATAGCTTCATACTCTGCCTGTCTATCCGCTCTGGCAATACCAAGCTGTTTTTCAGCCATAGCTTTCGACTGCTTTGATAAAAACTGCGATGGTAAAGCATCTTTCCATTCTGTCCAATCACCTTCATCGGATCGCTTATTAATAAGGCCGAGCTTCTTCTTACCATTTTTGTCGGTATACCAATACTGCCCTCCTTGATCGGCATCTTTAATAAGAGAGCCAAAAGGATTATCCGGATCTGGTTTCACATCCTTAAGAACTTCCAGTTTTGGAACGCTCTTAGATTTATTGGTGTTAAATATAACATCGACGCCTGGCGGAAAATCTTTATCATCTTTGTAGACAGCCATGCCTTTGATATATTTCTTTCCATCAACCATGATACGAACCTGCGAATATTTGGATTCGCCAAGTGACAGATCTGGTACATTTCTTCTGAGTTCAACAGTTCCGTCTCTATCGATACCGCCATCTTCTTTGTAGCGAATCATAAGTCGCTTAGAATCTAAGCTTTCAGGATATGTGAATTTCTTTTCATAGGTCTTTCCGTCATCTCTGGAAATATAATCGGTAACCGTCTTGACCTTATCGTAATCGTAGATTGCGCTATGCGGCGTTCCTGGTTTGCAAAGAACTCTCTGAGTAGTCATCTGACCTTTGTTTGTAACCTGTGAGAATCGACCTCCATACACTTCATAGTTGCCTTCAGCCTGTAATATAAACAATGCCTGATCCAATTTTTCTTTTGTGATTTTCAGATCATTATTTACGCCAGCACCAACATCAACCATACCTTTCTTATCCACCTGTTCTTTTAAGAACTTGGCGGTCTCTCTGGCCTGTTTCATTCTTGACTCAGAGTTTGGATCAAGGAGTGACCGAACAGAAGATTCGTTGATCCCCATTTTTCGACCAATTTCAGAATTGTTCATTCCTTCTTTGTCTCTGAGACGTTTGGCGGTAGCGACCATATCTGCTCTACGTTCATCCTTTGCGATAGCATATACAGTTCGGAAATCAGTAGAGTTGTAACCAAGAGATTTTGCAATTGCATTGTCACCGGTCCATTTCTTACCGTTTTCATCAGTATAGGTAAAACCAGATTTTCGCATCTGCTCAACACGCCCTAAGAAGTCACGTGAACTCTGATATGGATCTTCGCCCGATCCCCAAGGATATCGTCCAGAACGGCGAGGCATTCCATAATGCTCCAAATATTCCTCATCTATCATGGAGGCTGAACCCAAATATGATTCGATTTCTTCAGCTACAGGATTCATCGGTTACGCCTCCTCTGCATCATATTCTGCGAGTATCTTATCAAGATGGACAATCTTATCCATAATCGGCAAGATATCTTCAGCCGTCGGATTGAATACTACAACTTCATCATTCTGGTAAATACAAAGTTCAAACTCGATGTCACCAGGCCTGATCTTATATTCCAAACAGAATAACGCAGCGTATACCTCAAGCTGCTCCATGTGTACTGGACCAACGCCGGTCTTCAGATCATGGATTCTCAGTTTATTATTCCGGAAGCAAATCGCATCTGCAGTTCCAAAGAATCTGTCTGAATAATATAAAACAACCTCTGTACTCATACGAAAACCAATAGCATCGTTTACATATGCGTATAAGGTTTTCTTTGACCGAGGCTGCTTAATACCCATATCAATAGTTTCTTTGGCCCATGCATGTAAGCGTGTTCCGAGTTCTGCAGCTTTTTTATTCTGTCGAACAGTAATCGCTTTCTCGTCTGTGTATCTCAACCATGCTGGCTGACTCGGACTAAACGGTGCGTGAAGTCCACTAAGCTTTGAATGATTCACGAAGTTCATCTAAAACATCCTCCTTATTTTCTGGGTAGATAAATCGTGAAAATGACATGGCGTTCATTTTTGCAACATAGTAATCCTGGTTCGGACGATGAGATGCCGCAGCACTCTTCTTAACTTCCAAGGCAGCCCACTTATCCTTGTACAAAACAAGAAGATCAGGTATGCCCTGAATATCGCTCGAATCAAGTTTGGTTACTATGCAACCAGGAAATATAGCTCTAAGCTCTTTTTTCAAATCTGCCTGAAACTTATTTTCTTTCATGAACTTTCTCCTTTCATAGAGATGGACCCTCTGGGACTTGAACCCAGGACTACCGGCTTATGAGACCAGCGTTCTACCGATTGAACTAAAGGTCCATAAAAATAAAAAGATAATATACTGACCGAAATTTGGCCGATATATTATCTTCTCTCTATAAAAGGGCATGATATTTTCACGTGCGAGTTTTTCGACACAGTGGTTAAGTTATACGTTTGAAATGATAACCTTTGTGTGATACTCGATTGTTTTGTTGTTTCAAAATATCTTTAATGGCTGATGGATTGCCGTTAATATCTTTTGCACATTTCTCTATAGACTCATATGTTTGCCCGGTCTCGATAATCTGTACTTCAATTCCCGGACGTCCTCTTTGATCTGTACGAATTTCGGAATTCTCACCAATCTTTGAAATATGGAACCCATGACAAGTGCAATATCCTTTATCACCTTTTACAACTCTGCTGACGCAAGCTGCGTTGCCTCCGATTGCATCGGCACAAGCTTTGATGGAATTGAACTCTTCACCAGTCTCCACTATTTTTACAGGGATTCCCTTTCTCTTTGTATCAAATTCCCCCATAGAATTTCTCCTTTCCGCACCAAAAAAAGAGCGCCTGTAAATCAAGCGCCCTCATGGGTTATTTGTACATCTGTTCGATATAGATTAAATCTTCAATCCTGCATCCCAAAGCTTTGGCTATTAGGAACAGACGATCCAGTGTTGGCGACGTTACTCCATTTACATAGTTACTTATAGTTCCTGGAGATATACCGGTTTCTTCAGACAGATCATCATAAGTAAAGCCTTCCCGCTTCATCATGGAATATAATCTTATATGTGCATCCATATGAAATTCTTTAAGACTCATATCATCCCAACTATTTGGGAGTCGCCTTCGTGTCTGACGGTAATTGTCATAAATATACTGCGTCCCATTTTTCATGGTGATCAGAATATCATAACAACTCATCTGTTTGATATCAGCAATCTCATCAAAGTCCGGATTGAAGTAGTCCAAGAAATCCTGCCACAGATATTTATCGTCAATCCATTGTTTTTTTAATTCGCTCATTTCTGTCACCTCAATCGATAAGTTGAATAAATGGAGTTAATTCTTCAATGTTGCATCTCAAGGCATAGCTTAAATTCATAAGTGCCTTCAACGTAGGCATACGCTGACCTTTTAAATATTTACAGATTGACTCCCTACTCAAATGACTCCTTCGTGCCAGCTCACTTTGATTCATGTGTTCTGATCTCATAATATAATCCAAGTTGCCGGCAAACGATTCAATAAGCTCCTGTTCAGTCATAGAATCTCCTTTCTTTTTTGTACGTACAATAAATGGTGGTACTGTAGTACAATGTATATTAGCTATATGAAAAATTTAATTTTTTAAATAAATAAGATAGCTAATTAGATCGGTACTACAGTACCATGATGAAAATAGCGATTTTAGGCCATTTTTAGCCTATTTTGGGCTATTTTTCGATTTTTTGTACGTACAATAATTCAATATGCTGATTTTTTGTACGTACAATAATTCGTTTCGGCACAATGATCTGCATCAACCACTTCCGATTTTTTGTACGTACAATAATTCGTTTTTACTATTTTTTGTACGTACAATTAATCCCATTTCATAAGTTTTCGGTACTCCGATTTGATACCATCTCTCACGATTTCAGACACATTTTTTCCAGTCTGTTCGCTAATATATTTAAGTGTACTGGCGTCTCCAATGGATAAACGTACATTTAAACGATACTCTTTAGAGATGTCTTTCTTCGGTCTCCCTTTCTTTTTACTCAATTTTTATTTTCCTCCGCTCCACAGTCTTTTATTACAACCATATTCCTACGATTGTAATCGTTGACAATATCATAGGTACAATCGGGTGGTAATACTAATACCTTATCGTTTGGCGCGTTTAAATCTTCGTACAGTTTCTTCTGCAATTTCGCAATATCTTCTGGCGAACGCCTTACGACTGGCTTTACTACAAATATCATCCAACTACCTCCAAACCTTCCCAGTCCGTTTATCCTTAACTATGATTCTCTCTTCGATATGAAAATCCGCAGCGTCACAAATGGCAAATATAGCAGTGAGTAATTTATTGAGTCGTTCCTCCGAATCGTTTTCTCTACGTTTGTACCTATTTGCTTTGTCCACCGATGATACAGCATCAGCGTTCATAATAGCCTGATATGCGGTAGGGTCCAGACAACCAGACCCATTCCGCTTTAAATCACTTTTCATTATTCTTTGAAATATCCTCCATATCTATCTGCGCTGGCTCTAACCGGATTCCACCATATTCCCATAGATCTTCTTTGAGCTTATCCATATCCAATTCACCGTCTTCCCAACGTCCGTAATATTCCAGAACTTTATCCACGAATCCCGGAAGTCGTTCACGATATGATTTAGGCCAATAGTGATCCATGAGCACTTCTAACGGCAGAGTGAGAACCAACGCCAATACAGTATTAACAGTTTCTTCATAAACATCTTTCTTAGTCTCGGCAATCTTAGCCCCGATCTTTTCCTGAACGATAGCATCCAGCTGCGCCTGAGTCAGGTTGTAGGTCACGGTATGAGCTTTCTCCTGCTCTCGCTTCATACGTCTCATTTCTGCTCTATTCATTTTCTGCTCTCCTGAGAATTTCTCCGTCCATACTACACCACTGAACCTTATCCGATAAAATATCTTCCGAATTCGCTTCTGTGAATAATTCTGAATTACATGTGGATACAAGTTCAGATAGTTCACCTGCTTCAAACCCCTCTTCCGGAATAATCATAACTTCATGAATGGACGACGGGAGAACGTAAAAGTTACCACCGACGATATCTCCGATCTTCTTCCGAATGCTCTTATGCAATATCATACTGGCTCCGTTCATCTGATTACCTTTAGTGAGTGTCAGCATCGGTAACTGACCGCTCTCCATACGCGCTTTTCTATTGAATAAGTTAATTGAGAATAATGGCTTATCAAAGAAAAGTGCCTCGATAAGATCCTCAGCGGTAAACAATACCGGTTCATAATTCAGATCACTTAACATGGCATCTTTATGTAATGTCCGGACATCAATACCCAAATCATCCATCAGTTCCGGAGTAAACATCAGATTACCCAGCTTTTTTTCTGATTCATACAAGGTAGCCATATAAACCAGAGCGAAATCGCCAATATGAGTTACAATTTTTCCTTCCAATAAATTACGACTGAAATCAGGATCATAAATACGAATCTGCAGTTTGTCTTTGAGATCTTCATAACTGTTAAAATTCAACATCATAGCTAATCCTCCTTATCGTTTTGTATGGATATATTTTTGGTTTACATAATAGTTGCTGCTAAGATGATTAAAAGCAGACCCTTAATCTGATCTGCTTTATCGCTTGCTAACAAATATTCAAATATGCCAAGTATGACACTGCCGATAGCTAAAATATGTAACATTATTTCTCCTTTCTCTAATCCAACAGCGCTGCTTTCTTATAATTCTTTTTATCTTCATTACTCCAAAACACCGGCCGCATCTCAATTCCAGCATCCCGCAACTTCTCCCAAATATCACGACAATCTTGTCTAATAATATCCATACGTTTACTTTGTGCCGGTCTACTAAAATCAATCGGTTCCTTATTTACATTAAGCAAATGCCGAAGTATATGAGCTGTAGTCTTTCCTGTTCTACGACTAGCATAAGTATAAGCACAATCACTAATAATATAATCCTTCTGCCAACCAAACAGTCGGAATCCTAGAGCTTTTTCTACAGTATCGAAATCCACGCAGCTACGATCCTCAAACGGAGTATGATACAACCATTCCGAAGGTTCTTCTGTGATTTGAATACTCATAAAATCCTTCTTACTCTTCTCTTTAAGTTCGTCAGCAATATACGGAAACTCATGAGTAAATATAGGTCGTCCCATAATCTCTACCGCATAAGCATAGAAATCACTAAAATCACCAATTAACACACCGGTATATACGCTTACGATAGCAGCTTCTCTTTTAGTCATAGTCAATTCCCTCCTCGATAATTCCAACGCTTTGCAGGTATCGGAATTCCGAATCATCGTAGTATAAGTCGTTTGCATTAATCATTTTATCTTCTCCTTTCTTTTCCTTAGGGATAAAAACGAACCTGCCGAGTGAAGGTACCCATGTAAGTTCATCGTCTTTGTGCTGCTCCATTAGTTCTAGTATTTTCTTTTGATATGGACGAAGTTCTATTCCGGCTACTTTTTCGACATACTCAGTAATAGTCATCGGTATCACCCCTTTTACTCTATTAATTCATACTTTTTATGAAACACGTCCGGCTTGCATGGATAGAATTCGCCACGTAATCCTTTAATAATATAATCACCGTCGCTCGCCAGCATTTCTCCCTCAAGTGTTTTTATTTTAATAATTACATGAGGTCTTCCTTTTCCTACTTCCCAAGCCGTATCGATAATATCGTAGATTAACGATTCGCCAACAAATTCTTTTATTTCTTCCAGATTGACCCCAGTCCATTTTACTGCTTCAATCTCACAAGGTTTCGTTCTGTATTTCATTTTTATTTCTCCTTTCCTAACCCAACAACGCCGTATCAATAATCTGAAAATTAGCTCTGTGAATATAAAGAGCCCTACCATCAATCATCAATTTCGTCATTTTAGGCAAGTCTTTAGGAATCTTCCAATATACCTCATCTCCTGAATATGCTACGATAGGCTGTCCAAGCTGACTTTTAATAACCACAACACGTGACTTACCAAAATAATTCTTATATTTATTCACGATACCTGCTACATATGTATTATCGGAAAGCTTGCCGGTAGAATGACTGTAAATATCAGTCTGCACAAAGTCTACGTCAGGCTGTAGCCCATCCTGCTCAAATATACATGTATCACCACAACTCTGAATTTCTTTGCCATCAATATTAATGGTAATTACGGATGACATCTCGTATCCCGTAACAACTGATCCGTCACTACTGTAAGAGGTAGTCTTAACCGGATTGCCCTGAATATTGATTTTATCTCCAGTGGTTGTCATAACTTTTGAGCCATAGTTATCGTAAGTACGGATCGTGTAGTCATTACCTACGAGATTTCCTTTGATCTCATTAATAGTGTCGTCCAGCACCGCACAGCCTGTAACTCCGCCAATAAGGCAGAGACATAAAGTTACAAGTAAAATAAGTCTGAGTTTTTTCTTCATTTTTTAATTTTTCCTTTCTACTTTAATAATAAAAATTTAACCCACATCGGTAAATCAGATGTTTCAATTGTGTAGCAAAATGCGCAGGTAATAACATACCGTGAAAATAATAAACGCCACACACCAAATGAGATGTGACGCAGCGCTGTATTTACTCCTGGAGGTTATCGCAAATCCTAAAAACGACACCGCAAATAACACTCCGAATACCAAAGCAAACATTTTGATTCTCTCCTTATCTACAAAGACTCAACATGCCGCATATAGCAGCTGTACAGAATATAACAACTTTACAGATGTCTCGACCTTTTGCATACCACCATGCTGAGAACAGATCGATGAATATAAATACTGCTAACCATAGTTTTAACGAAAATATCATTTCGAATCCTCCTCTAAAATCTGTTTCTTAACGTCTTCAGTAAGTTCTTTAGCAATGAGATCGTGAACAATTTTTCCAACACTAAAACTCATGGGATCATCTTCGGCAAGTCGGGACTGAATGTAGTCCTTGGCTGAGTCTATATTGGGGCACTTTGATCTAATAATAGCTTCAGCAGTCTCCTCATCAATATCGTATGGTTCAAAATACTTTTTAAATTCGGACAGTTCCTTCTCCAAATCATCAATTCGATCTTCGATTACTCCAATATAATCTCTTATTTTTTCACCATCTTTATCGGTTAAATATTCCATCGCCGTAGACCCAACCATCCATGATAAATCATACAGTTTATCAAGAGCTTCTTTTACGGATACTTTGTTGTCACTCATTATTCTTTCTCCTTCGGACAATCATATCTAGGTTTCTTGATATAACGACCTTCAGTGATATCATCACTGATTGTAACGTCAGTAAGACCCCCTTTGTTTAAGCAGTCATGAAAATGTTCGCAATTATCGCAATATACGACATCTTCTTTAATCCAAGGAAATGGCTGAGTGAAACGTTTTTCTTCAACTGCCTGATCGGACTCGATAGGAAGTCCAATAATCAATTCACTATACGGCAAACTCTCAATCCACTTACAAACCTCTCGCCACTCGTCCAACTTATGATTTTTTCGTTGTCTGTAAATATTTGCCAGAACTTCATAATTCAGCATAACATTGCGAGTCTGGTTATAGCTGCTCGGAAGAAGCTGAATAAGCTGCCACCAAATGTCTTTTTTGCTCGGACAACCTTTGATTTCAAAATCATCTGGATTATAGTTAATATATATATTTCTATAATCATTTAACGCCTTTATTGTTTCTTCTAAAATCTTACGTGTTCGGATGTCGAGATGTTCATATGAAAAATCCTCCAACGTAAATTCTTTCTCCTGAATCTTATGCATTGTACTGCAGGAGTTCGCAACAGTACCAATTTTATAAGTATCAAACTCTTTCCACCAATACAACGGCGCCGTAATCCTCACATACACTGGCATCATTCTCATGTACTTCCGATGCTCAGTACCGGCATTGGATAAGCGCTGCATGAGGGAAAGATCATCAGGACCTAGTTCAGATCGATTTTCTTCTCCGACCGCCGGACCAGAATTTCCAAGAATATCATAATACTCACCTTCTTCTATGAATGTACTATCACTCTTCTCCCATGAATTCATTGGGTTTCTCATGCCCTGAATAATAAACTCCATCTGCTCTGGACTCGCCAGAACTACATTCTCTAATTTAATGCTCATTCACAATATCCTCCCAATTCAATTTCTACAAGTTTCTCAGCTTCTATTTCCAGAATATCCACGTCGACATCTGATAATCTTTCGACACGAGTCCATTTATCATTTACATTTTTCTCATACAGCTCTTGGACTACTAAATCTTTAGCCGCCTCAGCAGCATCTTTTTCTGTATAAACGCCAAAGATTTTTTCGATATGACCATAATCGTTATAATAGGTATTCCCGTGAACAACATATAAGATCACTTCTTTTCCTCCTCCGCAATTTCGTTTTTAAGCTCTTTCATCTTATCATCAAAGATTCCAACTATCACATCGCGACCCTCTCGATAACCTTTTCTGTATCCACGCATGTACTCATCATATAAAATCTTCTCGTTGACTGTAGTTTCGCAAATATCAACTCCGCGATCTTCCATCATTTTGACAAGCGCAACAGCTTTAGATAATGTCTCCTTGCTTACGGTTATCTGGTGATTATTTACAATCCACGACGATATTGTCTGAAATATAAATTCATCCCTTGTTTCAATCACTTTCGTAGATACCTCACTGATGAAATTCTCATTCTCATACATCATTTATTCTTCCTTTCTCTCAGCATTTTGCATTTCGATTTCGCCAGTTTCTTCATTGTAATTCGGGCACTCTTCGTCATCTAATCGGAGGCAAGGCGCTGATTCGTTATCCAGTAAAACTTTAAGACCGCCAAACCTGCAATCTTTACATTTAATCATCTCAAATATCCCCTTCCGCTCTATGAAAACTCTTATCCTCTTCAAAACCTTCCGGATATCTGGCTTTAAGCTTATCGATGTTCATCCGCATGATATCGTCCAACGACCAACCTTTAGCCGTACAATACTCTGCGATAAACCAGAGAAGATCCCCAAACTCTTTCTTTACATGGTCAACTTCAAATGCATGTCCCTGATACATTTTCTGATAGATGGAGTGAATTTCTCCAAACATTCCATAAAGAGCGTGAATCTTCTGTTCTTCGAACGTCAAACCCTGATTGATAGTTCTGGCCGCCAGCTTCTGATACTCATTTCCTGTCATGATTATTTCTCCTTTCCGTAAGGTTTTCTTCTAAACCATTTCTCTGCTTCTTTATTTCTAAGTTCCGGTCTGCTCATAAAGCTTCGTTTAATCTCTCTATCCTGTTTAATACTTCTTTCATCTTTTCCTGGATTTGGATCTATCCATCTCATCTTGTTAGTTACCTCTCTCCTACAAATTTCTTCTAGTGTGGCAATCGCCAATCCAATTAAAATAAGGACAGCCGTTAAATCGACCGCCCCTAAAAATATAAACACCCATGTGAGCATATTACTCTCCTTCAACGCCGACCATTTTTCCGTCTGCGTATAAGATATTAGAATCTGGATTCCACATAACCATAGCTCGGTCGATGAATATACCACCATTCGGAACGCCAAAGTCACCGTATTTATTAACAACGAAGGTTGTCGTGTATTTAATATCAACTACATCTTTATCCTTAATAAACTCATTTACAGCTTTCGCCAGTGCCACTGAATCTCCATCACTTCCAAAAATTTTTACTTTCATTTCACTTTCTCCTTTTCTGCCTTTTTAATTTTCTTTTCATCCGGCTTATAGCAAACCGGTTTCTCCGAGTGCTCGTTCATCGGAACACCCAAACATTCATTGCACGGATCTTTCTCCTCATATAAATCCGCATATTCACATAACGGACAATACTTTGAGAAATTTACTTCTTTATATATGTATTCCATTTGCACCTCCTGTTCTACCCAACTATCAAATACACACCAACTGTGAGCAAGATAACAAAAGTATCCGTTCCCACGATACATATAATCTTATCTTTAAGATCCAAATCATATCCGAATACAAAAGTTATGAACACACTCATGGTGATTAACAGCAAAATCCATCCGATTAGTACGTTCATTTCATTCTCCTTTCAAAATAACTTTCCTCGTTCTCAAGCTCTTCTGCACATCGATTACCCTCTGATTTGTACTGCCAGCCCAGTGATAAGTGACATCGGAAAGCTCCTCTACGAATTCTCCATCTACCAAAATATCAATCCATTTCATACCAGGTAGATCTCGAATTTCTTCCCATAAATATCCGGTATACAACCAAACAGTCTTACCTGGCATATATTTCTTGATGTATTTCGCCAAATGAAAAATGGTGTCCCTATTCTCCGGATATAAAGGATCTCCTCCAGAAAAAGTGACACCGCTGATATAAGACTTATTTACTTTGTTATATAATTCCTGCTCAGCCTCCACGTCGAATATCAATCCGTCATTCGGATTCCAGGTCACAGGGTTTTGACACCCTTTACAATGATGGTTGCATCCGGCCACCCAGAGCACTGTCCGAAGCCCATCGCCGTTCCGCATATCATCAGTGGTTATATTATGATAGTTCACATGAAAACACCTCCTAAAAATATCCTTCTTGCTTTAAACTGGTATAGTTGCCATCACCAAGAATTATCATGTCTTTAAATGGAACACCAATTAAATCGCCAAGCTCTGAAATTGTTTTAGCCGTTGCAATGTCTACTACACTAGGTGTTGAATCCCCTGAAAGATGATTATGAACTAAAACAAATGCCGTTGCGTTAAATATGAGAACCTTCTGTGCTATTCCACGCTTGTCGACAACGCTTGCGGAAACATCTCCAACACCAATCTCAATGAAAGATTTGAAGTGCATTTTTGTATCAAACATGAGCAAAAACACATGCTCCTCTGAGTAAGTGTCTAACCAAAGAGCTTTACATAATTCATAAATATGCTCAGGATGTTTGAATTCATTTTTCTCGACATGAATGTCTATTCTTTTCGACCAAACTTTTTCAAATGTAATTAATCCGTCTTCGTTAAGTCTGGTTTCGTATCTTCTGGCCAGCATTTGAATCTCTCCTTATTCATAAAAATAAAAGACCCGACGTTTCCGCCGAGCCCCTTAACTCATTTGAAAAATTGTTTCATTACAAATTTCTGATATTTCTTAGTTACCTCATAAGCAGCGTAATCTGTAGAAAATCCATTCAGCATTCTATTTGAAAAATCTGTAAAAGACATATCGAAATTATTTTCATCACGTCTTGTGATCTTAATAACCAGACTGTCGTTTTCATTAACTTTTACAAATATGCCTCCCTGAATCTTCTCTTTAAGTTTCGCATGTAAATTCGTGCTAAATAAATACTCATAATCTGTCATAACACCATTCCTCCTTTTCATTAAAGGAGTTGTGATTTTCGCGTCATTCCTCACTGTAATCCTCAACAGTAAAACCGAAATACCATTTAATCATTCTCTTCTGAAACCAATTGAAGTGATGATCTACGTCAATATTCAAGGTTCTGACTCCGCCAATTCTGATCCGCGAACCATTTTTAATTTTAGGAATACCGAAGTGTGTTACATTTAAGTCGTCTATTGGCTGTCCCATCCAGCAAACTTCCTTTCGTTAAATTTTTTCTTCTTATTTAAGGCTTTGGTAATTGCCATATCTATTCCGGATCGGCTTTTGATATGGTAGTAATATAAGTCTTTGTACGGAGTGTTCATTCGATTGATTCTACCGCTAGCCTGTTCCATGACTTTATAGCTGTAATTCTGTGAAAAGAATATAATCGTATCAGTCTTGACACAATTCCAACCCTCACAGCCTGCGGTATATTGAACCAAATATATCCAGCGATCAGAATCCGGCACCGGCTGATGAGCATGACCGCTCCATTCGGCTACCTCATATCCTATATATTCATCGTCACTGAATAAGTGAAGCAACATTTCTCTTTCGTAATCGAAATTGTAAAATATAATAGCTCTGGGTGTTTTCTCCAGGATCTCCATTAATGCTACTACACGAGACTCATCAGTATTCACTATTCTTCTCAAAACATAACAAAGCTGAGAAGCCTGTTGGATTGGTTCATCCTTAAAAGGGTCCCATCTATTTCGGATAACATCCTTATATTGAGGAATATCGTACTTAACATACACATCAATATGATGAGGAACCGTATTTCTTTCGAAGTTCATGTCAACCAATATTCGATTTCTCAATCTGATTAATCTGCCGGTGTTCAAATATCTTTCAATCTGTGGATACTTTGTAAACCGTGAATACACAACATGCTCTCTACAAAACTCAGTCTTGTTTTTGTAGAATCCATTCGCCACGAATACCGGTATGTAATCGGCCCAGCAGTCTCCGGGTGTTGCTGAAAGAATAATCCAATTATTCCCACGAGCAATCTTCTGAAATGCTTTTACCCAGGCTCCTGAACCACAGACTCTATCCTCATCAAATATAAAGAACGCTCCATGAATTTCAGCGTATTTCTTAATATTATTCCAGGAATCAATTACGATTTTTTGCTCAGGATATAATTTATTCTGTTCTGAATCTGTTGACATGCGATAATTCGCCAACTCTGAATCCCACTCATGCGAGTCGCGTTTCATGGCTGTTGTTATAATATAAAGATCCTGTGGATTCTTCATCGGAACATAATTCTGATTAATGAAGCGGCCGCCATTCTCTTTGAAATAATAATAGAGACCTGTTCTTGATTTCCCACTCCCCACGCCGCCATTAAGAATACAGCCATTACGCATTTTATCCACAGCGTCTTTCTGATAATCCCTGAGAAAATCTTTACTCATTTTTCGCCTTTGGTGTAATCAACTTTTTATAAAGTTCAAGAGCTTCTTCTCCATCGAAAGCATTTACAATATCGACGGCTTCGCGGGGTTTTTTACGCCCCACGATTAAAACTGTGCCGTCCTTACCCGCCGATGAATCAAAACCTATAATTAATGAATCACTGGTCTTTTCCATCGCTTTCTCCTTTCTTAGGAATCCACTTCTTAAACACATCATTGAAATATCCGGCATTATCAAAGAAGTATTTAGAAATCGCCATAGCCAGACCTTTCTCCGGATCGAATGTGTCATCCTTACCGCATTTCACAACGGTCTTGGTACCGTCGTTCCAAAATACAATTGTAGCTGGATCATTGAAGATGACGTTTTTGATTTTGGACATAGCTTTCTGATATGGTGATACTGCAAGACCCGTCCCGAAATAGCTATTCATAGTAGCTTTCAAAGCGTCAGCATCTAAAGAAGGCGCTGCCGGCTTAAAAATGTCTGAGTAATTCGAAGGCAAACTATATTCAACTCCGTCTGTTGTCGTGCGAAGGATACTACTAACACAAGTTCTGCACGTTTCCTTACGGTCTTTATTTGCACATAAATCACAATAAGTATTCATAATCATTTCTCCTTTTCTTCCAATTTCATAGTAACTCCGCATCTCATAGCTGCAATTGCAATCCTAGCGTCCGTACACTTTCCCGCGACTCTATATATTGTATAAGCCATGATTCCGGCTATAACAATTTTTGCTCCGTCACTCATAAATATCACTCCCTCATTTATATTTATTCTTAGACGCAACTATTGTGAATAACGTTGAATCAAAGTAATCTGGGTAATGGTATTCCTTAACCGGCGTTGCAGTTACTGAAATGATGTTCCAGCCATCTTCCCGCAGATTCCGTAATTCTTTGTCCAATTTACTTGCCAAATCACATACTAAATATCTGTTATGTGCTCGGACTTCGAATGCTCGTACGATCATGTTTACTCCTCTGGGCTTTCTTCCTCAGCATATCTTGCTGCAAATCTGTCAATTTCCTGAATGACCTCCATAGACTGCAGATATGCAGTACGACCAGTTTTACCATTTACTTCCCAGTCATATGGTCTTACATCCAGATTGACAGAGCGAATATCAATTTCATCGACGATGGATACCATGTCCTCGCTCAGCTCTCTGTGAGCATTTCCGGATACTAAATATACCTGAGGTCCACGATCGTTGAATTTCACTTTAACCGGGAGATATCTGAATGGCTCTTCGCCTTCGTCTCTCGGCTCTTTGATTTTCACATTCCAGCCGCGATCGATAAGTTCATCAGCGAGCTCCTGGTTTGGAATAACCACTGCGAAGTTGCGATCCCCCTCACGATTGAACTTGCTACCCTCTCCTCTGAGGTTTCTGTAAATGATTCTTGCGTCGTTAATCTGTAAAATGTCTCTTGGTACAAATGTCAGTTCCATAATTCTTTTAATCTCCTTTAAATAAATATAATTTTGTATAAAACAAAGAGCCTCAGCTATTTCTAGCCAAGACTCTCAGTTTGCTTATTGAATGAAGCCAATTTTCGCGTACTTCATTATTTCATAGAAATCCTTGAGTGATAAGGTCGCCATACCATATTTACATTCACTGCAAGCACCGTTACATCCAACACTTTCCGTGTTATTGTTTTTCATATTCGGATGTTCGCAATACATGTCCACTGTGTATTTAATCTCACCATCTTTGGATTTTAAATAATGCTTCATAAAATCACTCCTTTCATAATAGGAAAGGATTTCTCCGCGAATATCAATTCCAAGGTAACTCTACTTCTTCATCGGTGCCTTCTGGAATATTCATAAAATCCGGTAATGGTCTCTCTTTGGGAATATACGGATCTTCAGATATAAACCATTCATAATCACCGTATTTAGAAATAGATTCGATGGCGTCGTTAACGAGTTTGTTATAATATGATCGGTCGATAATGCCGTCATTACCAGTGATCAGCTCTGCTCCAGATATCTCTTTCTCTTTTCCAGTCTCCGGATCGATAATCGTCACCATCTCCGCGGTTTTCTTCAACAGCATTTCTGCCTCAAGCCATCTGAATCCGGTAGTGCCGGTAGCCGCGTAAAATTTACCATTCTGCTCTCTGACGAGAACGCCACCGCCCTTGCCAGGTTTAACCGGACAGAATTCTCCGACTTTACCAACGAATTTACGGTCATGACCATCATTGATCAGCTCCTGCAGTACGCCAGCTTCCGGTTCAAACGTGGTATCTGAGATTTTGCCTTTCTTGTAGTCGGATTCCAACTTCTCAAGTTTCTTCTCGTATTCAGATACGTCCGGTAATTTCTCATTCATATCCAAATATAAAGCCGATTTCACTGAGAAAGTTTCTCTCATATCATTGATTGTTACTGGTTCCCGGCTGAAACAAGTCTTGAATACATAAGGAACCGCAAACTGCTTGCCAGTAGCTGTCCATGGATTATTCTTATGCTTCTTATTGTCTCCTGGAGCATATCCATACATAGACACACACTCATCTGGGTCTTTATACTTAGCAATATAAACCGCATTGTTTACAAGACACATCCGATCGTAAGTAGCCTCATGCTCAAATGTGTAGCCATACCGCTTACCAAAGTCCATGACGAATTTGATAATCTCCGGTGTAGCATCCGGAATCTTAATGGAATCTGTCTTGATATGAGCAACAGTAAATCCTCTCTTCTGTACCTCATGTTTAAGATCCACCATAAACAGCGCGCCACGTTTAGCAACGATATTGTCTTTGTTACGAATATCCCTGAACGGATTGTCGAAGTTAGCTGATGTAAGACCATATACCGAGTTGATCGCAGTCTTGAGTGCGTTAGCAAGATCTTTGGATGTCAACTCGCCATTCTTAACCCTCTCAATATGTTTCGTGAGTTTACCGTCTAACATACCGTTGACAATATCCCAGGCTTCATGTTTGATGGATACACGCCCCTCGACGATTTCTCTATATGCCGTTGTGTATCTGACTCCAAACAGACATTCAGCAATGGTGCTGTGTGGATGCATTGAAGCAATATCCAGCAACGCTACGTTTCCATACATGCCTGGTTCAGCGTATACATAACCGCCTTCACCAACTTCTTCTCCACGATATGTAGAAACACCATTTTCGTATTTGTAACCCGGAAAATATGGCAACAAGCTGCAGGCTTCTCCGTGAGGTTCGGCCATCATTTCCCTACAGGATTTCTCAAGGAAGGCCTTTACTTCTGGATCTAACTCATATACAGGCTCAGCCAAGTTACGATACTGAAACTCATTCTGAGGGTGCTTATTATTGCCAAATATAAATCTCTGAGTCAGAGTATTGGTGGTGTCGTTCACAGTCAATCCGGCCAGATCAGCCAGAATCTCTCTTGCAATAAAATCACTTTTCAGGTAATCCCATGCAGCTTCTGTCGCCAGGACATCGTTATCACAATACTCCGCTACTTTCTGCCATAATTCTTTAGGCACAGGCTTGTCCCACGGAAGTCCAAGCTCCTGATGGTGAATGCCCATTTCGATCTCAAGTTTTTTTAAGCTCTTTTTGTTACCCGCAGAAGCGAAATCATAAATATCAGTATATGAAATATTGTACGCCTCGCCGAATAATACCTTTCGACTGTCACCTTTTTTCGTATTTACAATTTTCTGGGATAAATCATACAGCTGCTCGTTCGTATACCCCATCATACAAGCATATAACATATGATTATCATATCTACGACAATTAAATCCAACCAAACGGAATTTGATAAGTTCTTCAATATCCTGTGGTCGTGGATTTATCAGCCTTACGATAGGCTTTCCCTCCCCCTGTACTTTCCAGTTAACCAAGAACAAGTTAGGAAATACCTCGCAATCATAAAAAACCAGCGGCTTCTCATCGTTTGTGAGCGCTACCGCCGGTTCTTCAGATTTAAATTTCATTTTGCTTACAAGTCTCAGACAATAATCGGCCTGATTGGTGCTCTGCGCTGCGAAAGAATATACCGCGTTTCTCATATCAGATACATCATAAGCTTTGTCGCTGGCATAAGCATCATTGAGAAGCTTATTGATAAAATCAACACTACTTCGAGTGTCGTGATGATATTCCTTTTCGAGATTTCTTTTTATCGTAGTTCTGAGACTCTGTTCGTTTTTAAATCCTTCAATATTTATCACTTTTTTTCCTCCTTCCTTCAAAGGAAGTCCTGAGCTAATATGCGCAATAGGTAAATCATTGCATTTTGTAAGCTTTCTCCTGAGTGAACTTTTTCCTGTGAATACCTTTATTTCAATGTCTTTGTCGTAAAGACGGTTGAGCAGTGTTGAATCACCATCATAAATATAATGAAGATGAATCCCTGCGCCACTTTTACTTAACTCAGCATATGTAGCCGGCCATTTGCTTGCCGCAGCCAGATTTTTCTCGAATGATTTATTACCGGACTCATCCTTAATATCAAAATCAATGACTATATGATTTTCTGGAACCTTAACATAATGAAGTTTCGATGTGTCGATATCGCTGAGTTTGGTTTTGACTTTATCCCAGGGCTTGACAGGGGTTTCGTTTTCGTTTGCGTATTGAGCAAAACACTCGGCGCAGGACTCATCGAAGACTGACTGTATCCCCTCTCCAAAATCGATGGATTTCTGTATTTGTTGTACATCTTTCTTCTCACTCCTCATATCTTTCTCGAATTTATCAAGTCGGAACCCTGAATATACATTCCGAGCCTGAGATTCGCTGTCAAATTCCTCGTCGAAATTCCAGAAATAATTCCTAAGCTCTTCTTTGAACACTCTCTGAGAATATGGATACGGTACCTTGGTCTCGTCGCAATACACTTTATACATCTCCCAGGCAGTTTTGAGAGTCGTTCCGTCATTCTTTTTAAACACGCTGAATGAATCAATCATGAAATTATAGAAATCATTTGTAGCACCCATCATCAGCGTCGGAACGTATGAATCGTACGCATGTTTGTTCGCCAAATATACCTGATGGCAGTGATAGGCAATTCCCGGAAGCTCAAAAGGGATTTTATCCATACAATCTGAATATTCCCTTTGATCGAGCTTGTTGCCGGATGGTGTGACATCGATTAATCGTCTGAGTAAACCGGATTTGCTGTCCGTAATCTTTACTGGCTTATTAGTCCCCATAAACAAAAAAGCATTGAACTTATTCGCATAAGTAGATTTAAACTTCTCATTCACGGTCATAAGCTCATGAGATACAAGACTATTTAATCGAGTATTATCCTCAATTTTTGACAAATCTCCATCATGCTGAATCGCAATAAGCGGGTTTGCTTTAAACGCCTCCAACGCAAAAGAGTTATTAGCCGACCCCAACGCTTTAGCATCAAAGACCGAATAATAACCCTCAAATAACTGCTGTATAATATTTAAGACTGTTGATTTACCGGTTCCTGCAGAACCATAGAGAACCATAAACTTTTGAATATTCTTAGAATCCCCTTCGATAACTGCACCAATCGCCCATTCGATTTTCTTCCGCTCCCCCGGGGAATATAAAGTAGACATAAGCTTTTCGTACCCTGAAATATTACATTCTCTCAGCGGATAACTGAGCGTTCGGCTGGCGTAATCCTTTTTATTCGTCTTGGTATCACCAAATATAATTTTCTCATCCAATGGATGATAGTTATCTCGCATCTGCTTTTGACAATATTTATGCCAGGCGTCTATAGAACCGGAGTTTGAATCCCACATATACTTTGTGTTAAGTTCATCAATCGCGTGTTCTTCCTGTTTTTTCGTATATTCATATAATGCGGCATCAACCATGTTGATCACGTCTTCTTCGTCGGTAGACCAGAGACCGGTATCTTCATTCCAAACAGCATAGAAATCGCCGCCCCGTATCATGAGATCCGACGATTTCTTCAGAACAAATTTAGGGAATATCTCGGTGACACCCTTTTTCACTTGGCGCGTCGAAATCTTCATGAAATCAATCATTACACTATGCTTCTCCTTTCAAGATTTAAGATATGCTGTCGAGATACCAGCACAATTGTGTCCAAATGTCCACTTTCGTTAAATCCACGTCAACGCCTCGAATTCTGAATAAACCGCCATCCCCGTCTGACCCATACTGTCTATCCAGAAATGTATTTACGATATTTCCAGCAGATTTCTTATCAAAATTATTATCGTTCATAGCTCCAAGGCCCATGGTCGTGATCATTCCCCAAAACCATTGCCCGGTTCGATCGCCGAGTGCTGGATTGTCCATGATGGTCTCCTCGATCCTAATGGCCAAAGCCACCATCATCTCCAGAACACTGCATGGACCTTCGAGACAATCTCTAATCCAATCATTCTGATTTTCTCTGCCTGTATCAACAGCAAATCGCCATCTAAGATCTACGCCATCCTCAGCTCGGTTTTCGTCGCTTCGGATTTCGCATCTGAACGTAATCATATGTAAGCACGAAAGAAGTTTTTTATAAGTCATCTTGCCTGAAAACCTCTTTCCGCAGACAATATTAGTCATCCATTCGAAATATTCGTTGATAATATTGTTTTTATCCATCCATTCTTCTCCTATCGTGTAGGATAGACGTCGCCGAATCTTCGAGTGTCCATGAGAATCTCGTATTCTTTATCAAGAGTCTCATTTCTGACAAATACTGAATCGTCCTCATATTCACCGAAATGATTCAGAGCATCGCTTCCAATAGTTTCTTCAATGTCGTCTTCGTCCATAACACAATTTGCCTCGTCAGTAACAATTCCATCAGCCCAATATGTCAGGCTTTCGGATGGAAGTTCGCTTTCGCTGAATTCTTCCGGTGAAATAACATATTTATCCATATAATCCTCCTCTTCTTTTTTATCGGAATATTTGTTTTCTAAAATAATCTCTCTGGCTGTTTTGCGTCCTGCATAATCGACATGCGTTTGTTTAGGCTGTGCCGTAATATCAACGTCCATGCCTTCTTTTACGCATGCCTCAGCGATATCCTCAACAGTCGGATGTTTCTTACTCCATATTTCCTTCACCGATGCGATTTCTTCATCGGCCAGCTTTTTATATTTATCTTTTATAAGTTTCCATGTCACTGCGGAGCCAATAGCGACTCCAGCAGCGAATATAAGAATTTTATTTATCATGATTCTCATCCTTTCGGAACGGATTTTTTGTGTTTTCATGAATATAAAGTTTTTCATCAATCACCACACCGGGCAATTTTCCCATTTCAAAAAGAGCTTTTAAGGTATTTCTACCGCTATGCCATTTAACTGCGGCCTCATCCAGAGTCATAAGACCTGGAAGCATGTTGCCGTCAAATATAGTCACATCTTCCAGATGATTTTCCATAACAAATATAATAAGTTCTCTACCTGTCATGATTTCTCCTTTCACCAAACGCGATCATAAATATCCCTACAGGTATTCCCAGAACCAATGCTATTGAGTCCTGTCATTCACATCAGATCAAGGATATTTCCATCAACATTGAAATCAAGCAGGATCGTTCTCTCGTATCCGTTTACAAAATTACGGTTTGCTTCTTTGTTTGTGTCGTAAATACCGAAATCAACATAGTTGTCGCCTACCGGATTCTCTTTATCATAAATCCAGCCAACGATCTGACCTGCTTTTGTGTGCTGAATTCCGAGCATATCGTATACTTCATTCAGAAATAGATGGCCACGATCCTCAAGTCTCTTGGTTGCGGCTGCTTCCTGCTGACGTAAGAAAATCAGATTGAGTTCCGGATCTTTAGTCCATCCAATACATCCATCATCAAAGAATTTTGCAAATTCACTGACGGCATTCGGATCTACTACATCAACTGTTTTCTTTACGGTCTTTTCCTTTCCTTTCTCGTCAGTAACTGTCTCTTCTACCTCTTTAGCTTTGATGTTATAACGGAGCTCTTTATCCAGCTCTTTTCCGAATCTCTCCACAACTCTTCCGCGATATTCTTTGAAGCTTTTGTCAACTGCTGTATATGCTGCAGCCAGTGCGATGTTCCTCTTTCTGAGAATATTGTTGGATGTGAGAATAGCCGTGATAGATAATCCTCCGAGAATAACCGCCGGTGCATAAACTTTTGCAACTTTCAGGGCTGTCTGAGTGTATACAATAGCAAGATCCTTATTGCCGTCTTCCGGAGTATACTCCTCATCAACTTTATCCGGATTTTCGATCACGTCATGAATGGAATCAATCTTATCTCTGGAATCATCCAGGATATCACCAAGTTTGGTGGTAGCCTTGCAAGCCATTACAGCACTTGCTACCACACCGATTACCCCGGCCACCACAAGGATTTCCGGACTGTGTTTCTGCAGTTTAAATGCCATTCTGTGTGCTGATCTGGAAATAGTGTTCATAAATGCTAATTTTTTCATTATTCGTTCTCCTTTTTAAACTCTTCGATTTCTTTTACTGACATACCATCGATTCCGGCAGACTCATCGGAATCCGTATGCATAAAATATTCTTCTCCCTGCGGATACATATATCTGAACATACAATAGTTTGCAGCATCTGCCAGATACTCTAAGTTACCTGTTTCTTCAAATTTCTGAATACATTTTTTAAGTGATCCGATCGCATCGACATATCCTGATACGAAATTTCTTGAGGCTTTTCCATATTTGAAATATGACTGCACCACAAGATTCTTTCGGACTTCATCGAATCTATTACTATATTCAGTTTTTAAAATAATCTCTTTTGGATCTTCCATAAATCCTCCTTAAATTGGTTCTGCCTTTGGAAGCTTGATCATATAGCCATCCCGAACTCTTGAGATATCAGCTCTGGCCAAGCTTTTCCAACCGTATTTATTGTCTGTGTAGTTGCATGTCATGCCGCACAAATCGTACATATCAGCAACACTGACAACGCCATATCTGTCCATCAACTCATCCATGCTGGCCAACACTTCATCAGCCTCACCTCTAGTGTCAAATACAACGTCATCGAAATCATAGCTCGCTCTTACGGATCTTCTTGAGCTACGACTAGAATTATCAGAATATGATCTATATGACACATAATTTGATGATCCTCGGCTACCGCCCCGTTTGTCGCCATACAGCATCATATCAACTCCGTCTTTCACAATATCCGAGACAGCTTTTTTGATTGCTGGTACCAGCACATCCAGAAAAATATAGGATTTAACGTTAGATACATCCTCTGAGATAAACACGTCCTTGAATTTGCTTACTTCACTTTTCTTTTTTCTTTTGACATTGCCAGTGACAACTTTGTCTACTTTCTTCTCAGCAGCCTCTTTAGCCTCCGCTTTTGCTTTATGGGAATTTGCTCTATAATCCTCCATGAGTTCTCCTCTCTTAATCAACCATCATAATTTTTCCGGGTAGCGTAATTCGTGATCCCGCAATACGGTTATTTCTTTTCTTAAATTGATATGTTAAATTACTTCTTGCTTTCTTTTCGGAAGGAGCCACTGTCTCTCCCTCCCAACTATCAGCAAGAAGAGTGTTAAATTCCATGACCGGACCTTTATAAGTAAATTTAGGCATGATACACTCCTTTCGAATAAAAGAAAAAGAGGAATACCTTGTTATAGGTACTCCCCTGCCGGAATATAAATCTTATTCTTCTGATGCTTCATCAGATTCAGTTTCGTCGACTTCTACATAATCGGAATCAGCTACCACATCTGAATCGTCCTCTCCGCTTCCAGCTCTTGATCCGATCATAAAGGCGGCTACCAAACCCAGTCCAATCACTGCGCCTTTCGCAATGTTCTTTCCGTGTTTTTGTAATCCTTCCTTCGCTTTCGTTCCAAAAGCTTTCAGTTTAGATTCCTTAACTTCTTCAGTGGCTACTTCTGTCTCTGTATTCTCCTCTGTAGTTACCTCAACTTCTTTAACCTCTTCTGCTTTAATTTCTTTCATCTTAATAATCTCCTTTCAGATTTTTATATTCTTTTCATTAAACAATATGTATTTTTCGCGAGTCTACATAAGCTTGGCGAAATCATATCTTGGAGCAACATGATACTCAAGAGTAATACACGGTCGACCATCATTTGCTACCATCGCTCCGTAGCTTATCTCAAGTAAACCATCATCAATGTTCCAGCCAAGTTCGTCCCCCATGTCCGTATTACTCAGACCTATTTCGTTGTAGAAATCATTTAATGCTGCATACATCTCATATACCATGGTTTCATTGATCTTATTGACCGCAGCACGAATTGTCTGAATATCTGACTCAAAATATCGTCCGGAAATACCGTCATAGCAAAGCTGTTTACCAGTTCCGGTGACAATTACTTCGCTTTTGGATACAGGTTTCTCATCCAGATGTTTCTGAGCGACCTTATCACGAATAACTTTTTCTTTCTCCTCTCCAATCTCCTCTACGACTTTCTCTCGGTATTCATTCAGAGCTGTTTCGGACAATTTATAGGCAGTAGCCAATGCAGCGTTTCTCTTTGCATTTACCGAATGAGAGCCGAGTAAACAGGCGATAGACGCAGCACCGCTGATAGCTGCCGGAATATAACATTTCCAAACAATTTTTACGATTTCAGGTTTGGTTAATTTTTCAGATACGGCCCTTACATGAGCATCCTGATGCTCCTCATTCCATGTAGTTGCCTTTTCGAATTTGGCGTCCTCAATGAGCTGTAATGCTTTCGGGGTAGCTTTAACTGCCAAGATTGTTGTGGTGATTCCACTTGCGATTCCTATTCCAAGTAAAATTTCCGGACTGCGTTTTCCGAACCCACGTTTCACTGTTTTAATAAATTTTGTTACAGATTTGTTCATAGTGTCTCCTTTCAAATGAACATAACTTGTATAAAACAAAAATAAGAAGCCCCTCAGGACTCCTTATCTGTTTTCTCGGTAATATACTGTTCAAGTTTTTTATCGATTTCCTCTTTTGACTGTTTATCTGTAGCCCAACTAGCGGCTAATCCACCGATAGCTACTGCGATCCAACCAGCCATTTTGATTAAATCATATTTGGCTTTCGTGAGTATACCTCCTTTCCGTTAAAGTCCCTGGGATTCTCGCGAGTCAGTAATACTCGTCATAATTAAGGACCGGTTCGAACGGCATTTCGATAATATAAAATACGGAACCATCATCAAGCTTTGCCAGAATATGGTTGAATTCAATCCAGAACATTCCTTCGTTCATTGGAGCCCATCCGGCTTCAGCACCCCAATCAGTAGGTTCCAGACCAAGAAATTCATACAGTTCATTTACCACCGCTTCTCCTCTGAGAATATAATTTCGGTTTAGGTGATACTCTGCCATGAGTACCTGCTCAAGACTTGCTGTAAAGAATCTCTTTGAATATTCATCGTACCAAAGTACCGACTTAGATGAATTCTCCTCCAACGATAAATCGCAAGAACCTTCTAAATATGAAGCGTTGATATATACGGTTTGGGATTTTTCCACAGCCAGAGCTTCTATGACTTTTTTATCAGCCTCATCGCCGTATATTTCCTTGAGTTTTCGGCGATAATCTTTGAAACTCTGATCCAATAAGGCATACGCACTGGCCATGGATGACTGAGCTCTTCGATTCAACATCTGTGCTCCGAATATGCACATAACAGTGGCCGAGCCCAGTAAAATCACCGGAATATAAGGGGTAGTAGCCACTTTAACTTTTTCAAGTGCAGTTAGATCCTCGCCCTTTTGCGCTTCAGCTTCCTGAATAAGCAGCAATGCCTTTGGCGTAGCCCTTGCCGTCGCAAATGCTGTAGACGCTGTTCCTATTGTGGCAAGCAATGTCAGAATTTTCGGCGAGTTTCTTCTGAGTGTCATTTTTACGTTCATACGTTTTCTCCTTTCGCGTGAATGAAAACAAATAGTAAAAGAAATAGAACGGGATTCGAACCCGCGGCCCCCGGAATATTCGGTACTCTACCAGCTGAGCTATCTATTTCTCTCATTAAAGGAAATGATTTTTACGCGAAAACAAAAGAAAGAGGCCATTGCTGGCCCCTTGATCATGCCGAATCATTTACCTCTGTTTAATAACAGATAGATAAATATACCTCCGACAATCGCAATGAGTATATCAGTCATTTTCCTCTTCCTCCTTAAAATAATTTTCTCATTATAGGAGTTGTAAGACACGCGAAAAAGAAAGAGTCCTGGTTAGGGCTCTTCCGATGGGAATGCGTATTGTATGTCTACTTCCATATCAGGTAATACAACGTCAATTGTGCCGTCCAAATTTTCATGAATCTCGTATTCGAACCTTTCGCAATTTTCACCTTTTACCCAACCTGCGACCAACGATTCTCTTGTTATCTGGATACCTAATGCTTCATATACATCTCGAAGTAGTAAATATCCATATAACTGAAAATTATCGTTTAACCGACATTCGTAAGCTCCGAGCGTCAATCCGTTCAAAAGTTTATTTTTCTCCCAACGACACGATTTTTCGTCAAACAATATAGTTTTTTTCATAAATATCACTCCTTTCACAATACACAATGTAATTCATGCGAAAAAAGCAAGAGCCGTTGCCGACTCCGCTTTGTGATTACTGTCTTTTCCTAATGAAATGCCTGATAATTAATGCTATAATTACAGCACATACGATTACATCGCCAAACACAACAATTCCGGCAGCACCTAAAACCGCTACACAAAGAACCGCCAATATTGCTAATACTACCAATGTAATTAATAAGATTGTAAATAATATCATAACATGATTCCTCCTTTTGAAATTAGTAATCTTTTCATTAGAGGAACTGTTTTCAACGCGAAAAAAAGAAAGAGCCCTTGTTAGGACTCAATCTCTTCTTTTACAAAAGTATTAAACTCTTTAATTCGTTTCTCGGTTTTCTTTTTGTCTTTCCACAGTTTGATAACTTCGAACCCGCCTACAATTACCACTCCAAATATTGCCCCAACACTAACTCCAATCAGAGCATCTTTTACTCCCATGTCGTAGCATGTAGTTGCAAATTCATTGAGTATTTTCATTGTTTCTTTGTCAGTTAACTCTTTAATTTCTTCAGACATAATGATCCTCCTTCAAATTTAAATGTTTTATTCTTTCATAATAGCAATTGTAATTCACGCTAAATATTCCTTCGATCAAAACAGGTTTCCCACCGTTCTCTCTTTAAAGGCTTCATCTTCAAAGCCCACATAATCTGCCTAATACTGGCGGTAGGATATAATCCATCTTTACACTCTCTGGCCCGTTCATCGAAGAACTTTTTGAAACCTTCATGTAAATATAAAACGTCAACCAGCCATGGATCGATTTCGGTCCAATAGGTTGACTTTATTTCCGGAATATAACGCTGCTGAATAACAGCCAGACCCTTTTCTCCAATTTTATATAAAGTACAGTGACTGTATACCGGATGATCACAAATATAAGTCTGTCCATACATGGAGGTGTAATGGTCTGGCTTGTCGTAATGGTATCTCATTTGTTTATTGAGGACCTTCCTCTCCAAACATATCCCGTATCATCATAAAGTTTCTTCGGAGAAATATAATAATTAATCCGACCAAATTTACTATTCATTTGCTCAATGGAAGTAATTACTCTTCCGTTTCTGGTAGCTCTACCGATGGGTAGATACCCCGTTATAAGACCTGCCCTGACCCAACATGCGTCTTTACCGTATACTTCAGCAACTATTCTGACTGGTACTCCGCCTTTACCAAATTCGATATTTGCCATATGTATTCTCCTTTCGCGTAAAAAGAAAGAGTCTTAACTATTTTAGTCAAGACCCTTCTCTCGAAAATTTAACATTTTACAATATCAATCATAAATGGGTAACTTTTCGTTATTGCTCTCTTAATTCTGTTGAGCTGTTCGTCATTTGCCGTAATGCAGACTCTCATTGGAGCTCCTTCGCTGATTCGAAACGTCTGATCTATAACATCCGCTCCGGACCCTTCGAGGATTCCAATAATACGTCCCATCACATATGGCGATTTCTCAAGCCCATATTTTCGATCTTTCATAACAATAATTTCATAAGTCTTCATAGATGATTCCTCCTTTACGTTTTCTCACAATAGGGATTGTAAAAATGGCGAAACTAAAAAAAAAGAAGAGCCAATTAAAGCTCTTCCTCTTCTGTCTTTTCGTCATACCGTAATTCAGGGACAACGGAATTGATTATTACTAATGCAAATGTTGATAATCCTGCCATATAGCCCCATACACTAAGCGGATCGCGTAAATATATAATTAATCCAATTATAACTAATGCGATAACCACCTCAATGGCTACTAATATTTTTGTAATCTCAACTTTGTTCATCATAATATATTTCCTCCTTTTAATTAAGTTATTCTTTTCGTTAGAGGAAATGTATTTTTCGCGAATAAAAAGAGCTCATACCATTTCGATATAAGCTCTTTGTATATTCATTTCTTTTGTTTATCGCCATTATCAGACATCGTAAGCATTGATTGAAGCACAATTCCCATCACAGCTATCACACACGTATAACCTACAACACTGGCTCTACCTTCTGCGCCGTTATCTATCACAAACGCAATTGTACCAACAATCCCTAAAACAAATAGCGCAATTACTTTATACTTGATAATATTTCTTCGATATTGGCGTTCTTCTTTTTCTATTTCCAATTCTTTTAAACGAATTAATTTATCAACTTCGGCCTCCTTAATTCTAGCTTCATCCACTTTATGATATGTATGGGTGGTATTTCCGTCATCAAGTATAATCTTAGCTCCGCAGTATTGACAAAAACATTGTTTGTGACCTTCTTCAATACTAATGTCAGCACCGCATTCCGGACATTTTAAAGAGATGATTTTTACCATTTTTCATCAACTCCCGGATACAGTCAGTAATCGCTGGCTTACTCTATTTTGAACATCCAGATAATATTTAAGTTCTTCAGTATTTAAATCAGAATTCCCCATGTCGTCCATTTTCTGTGTGAAATCAGCATATTTTTTCATATATTCGGTATAGTCATTTAACATGGATGCGACATCATCTGAATTCTCATATTTCTCCATAAAATCACAATACTCATTCATGAAGCTTTCATAGCTGTCCAAAAAGTCCTTTACCTCTGGACGAATTCCTGTCGAATCAGCAGTTGTCGTATCGTCTGCTGGAGCTTCTGTTTCTGCGGGTGCTTCTGTTTCAGTAGGCTGTGGTTCGGGAGTCGCGGTCGGATCAGCTACTGGAGTTTCTTCTTTAACAGTATTTGTTGAGCTTGCACCACAACCGGATATAGCTCCTACGCCAACCATAGCGCATAACATAGTCAACATTATTTTCTTTTTCATTATGAATAGCCTCCATTCTTTTCAAGTCTATATGAATATTATACTACTCCTACATAATTGTGTAAATAAAATAAAACAAAGACACCAAGTTTCCTCAGCGTCCCTGTTTGTCCGTATTTTTACTTCTTCGGAAGAAGTTTGTTAATGAAACCACGTCCCATTATAGTAGTGATTGTTCCGGTTTCCTCGAACTTAAATGATTTCAGAGTCCCCCAGATAATTACTGCAGTGGATACAACAGTTTCGCCAATGCTTATAGCATACTTGATTTTCCGATCTGTAGCTTCTGCTTTCATCTGCTGAACTTTAAGATCTGTATCGATTTCTCGTGCATCTCTTTTAAGTTCGTATTCAGTGTTAAGCTTGCTGATCTCAATCTGTCTGTCCATAAGCTTAGTGATTCCTTCGACTGCTACTTTGTAGTCATCTGAACCAAGCTCCGTTCCACTCAAAGCTTCGAGTTCTTCCTCCAATTCGCTCTTTAACAATTTTTCGATAGTTTCCATTTTGAATTCCTCCTTTAAAAAATAAGTTAATACGTTTCCGTAATAGGAACTGTTATTTGTGCGAATTATGCAGAATAATCATGTCTTTGTTTACGAGGTTTACGTCCTTCGGCAAAGAGACCCTTACTGAGTAGAAACCCTCATCAATAGAGATTTCATCATCCGAATATGGCATAACTGTAAAATATCCATGTCCAGATGTTTCCTGGTAAAACAAACGAGTAATGGCGATTCCTGTAAACATTCCTCCGAGAAAAATTAAACATGACATGTAACATCCTCCTTTGAATTGTTTTTATGAAAATCCCTTCCCGGGAATTTTTCACATTACAAATATAACTTTGTTTCCAGTAACCTGCGTACGGATTCTAACCTAGAATAGCGCTTTGTCTAATCTAGGTTAAAAATAAAAGAAAGAGCCCTTAATAGAACTCTTCCTCGTATTCCTCAGATTTTGCTTTGGCATATAAGCCAATGGAAATACAGTCAACCACAAACATTGCGGTTCCAGCCAGTGGCATTGTGTGTAACAATATTATTGTAAATATCATCATCAATATCACCACTTCTACTTTCACCAGCATCTTTGTGATTTCTTTTCTCTCTTTAATTGACATAATAAAACCTCCTTCAAAATATGTTTTCTTCTCATAAAAGGGGCTGATTTCTACGCGAAAAATAAAAGACAGAGGCTATGCCCCTATCTTCTCTGCTTTCTCAGTTTCTCTTTTCAAATCCCTTACTTCTTTCTTGAGTTTTTCAATTTCATAATTTAACTCTTCCGCATAACCAATAAGTTCCTTCATCAGTTCTATAGCTTTCAAATCTCTGTCGGATATCAATCCGTCTTCGTTCTTAGCCGATCTGATAGCAGTTAACATAAAATAGTTCATACGTCCTTCAAATTTCATTCTGTCCATTCTATCTCTCCTTTGGAAATAAGTTATTCTTTTTCATTAAAGCAGCTGTAAATTCCACGAATTATGGAGTATAATATCTAAACTAATATATGGGAGGTTTTATATGAACGGATATTTCACAGAAAACGAAGACGAAATCATTCAGCTTATCCTTAGAGGCGAAGCGGTTTGCGAGTGCGGTGCACTGATGAATTTAGATGACGACCAATTCGTATGTCCCAACTGCGGTAAAGTTTACGACATTGGAGAATATGAAGATAACGGTCCATATGTCGATCTTGTAGATGGATGCATACTTGTTGATTCTGAACCCGACATTCCGTCAGGATGTATAGCCTGTGGAGGCCCATATCCCAGTTGCATGTCCGCATGTTCCAGATTTGATGATTGAAGCTATTCTAGGTTTATGGTATACTATTATTCCAACCAAATCATGAAAGGAGCTTCAATATGACTAAAGCAGAAATCAACACATTTATTGAAACCATGGAAGAATTCGGTGATATCTGGACCGCAGACCAGGTAGAAGAAGTCTATGGAAGTAGCACCCTTAAAGAAGCTATTGCCGATCGCAAATCATCCCACGAAAAAATGGCAGACCTGATTGGTAAGGTTATTAATCGTTAAAAGAAAAATAAGAGGATAGCTGTCCGCTAACAGCCGTCCCCTTACTTTCTTTAGCTGAAAAGATGTTACTCTTCTTTGAGTGCATTTATCAGCAACATGTCAAAGAATGCTCTGTCCTTGGATATAAGAATGAGCTGTCGCTTCTCGTCTTCGCTCAGATCCATCTCTTTAATTGCCTGGATGGTCTGTTCATCGAGTTTGAAGCTAATCTCCTTCAATTTGTCCTTGGACACCTCTTTGACTGCATCTAATAAAAGTTCGTAATTCATAAGTAATTCTCCTTTCTTTTTCTTTGTCATAAAATGAGTTGATTTTCACGCGAATTCAATCCCTCATCTTATTTAAAATCCAGAAGAATCTCCTATAGCTTTCATAATACACATCTTTACAACATGGTATATCCATTTTGACTTTTAACACGTCGTAGGATAAACCCTCCGTCACTCCTTTCAGTATGTATTCAGCCAGATCGCCATTCGCTTCATTTGTTGCTTTCTCAACCATTTTCATCCGTTCTGAATAATATGATTTCATAATACCTACTCGCTCTGTAGGATTTGAAATATGTTTCATTTTACCGAATACAGCAAGATCGGCGGGTCTTCCAAGTAATCCGGTCATAGCTTCGTAAGTTTTCTTCCATATAGGATACTGCAGGCAGAAATGTTTGAGTTCATAATACCGATGTCGTTCTATCCAATATGGATTCTTCTCCGACAATTCAGGTCTGATCGTGGTTCCCATGCTTACTTCGTCCTTTCCAAATATAGCCTGTTTCTTCATAAAGTTTCTTCGGGGAAATATAATAATTAATGCGACCAAATTTACTATTCATCTGGTCTATAGAAGTTATTACTTTCCCATTCCTGGTAGCGGTACCTATGCTTAGATAACCGGTAATGATACCCGCACGAACCCAGCAGGCATCTTTACCATATACCCGTGCCGCTACTGCTACTGGTACTGATCCAGGTCCAAATACTACTTCATCCAATGTTTTCCCTCCTTTCACGATTATTGTAGGCTAACGGCATCTATTTGTTAAAACAAAGTCAGTGGAAAAATAAAAGAGCATGTATGTCTTCAGACTTTTAATCTTATGATGCAAAACACATAAAAATGTTTTTACTACCGCCGTCTTTTCGCCACCGGTGCATCGTCATTTCGCTTGGGTAGTCTTCGAATCCCAGCGTTTCAGGAGTAATCGTTCCTTCTATCACGCCTTGTATGATTTCTTTTTCGTAATGTTTGAAAGGTATTAATGTGTCCGGTATGACTCGGTGTATTTCACCGCATTGAGAGCATCTGTACCTATACACATAGATTTTCTTCGCTTCACCGTACTTACCCTTCACTATTCTTTTAGCTTTATCATAATAGTGTGTCTGTCCTCCGCAATGCGGGCAGATAGGCCCATTATCGTATGTCATATAAACCTCCAAAATATATAATGTAGGAATTGACTATTCCTACACCGTATGATATATAATATAAAGTGAAAATACAATGGAAAGGATTGGTAATGATATGTTGATTAAATGTCCAGAATGTGATTTACAGGTTAGCGATCGTGCTTTTGCGTGTCCCCATTGCGGTTATCCATTAAAAGAGCAACCCAAACCAGTAAGAAAATCATCAAGGAAAAGACGTCGGCTTCCAAATGGATTCGGTCAAATCAGCGAGCTTAAAGGTCGTAATCTCCGGAAACCATTCCGAGCTATGGTAACTGTGGGTAAAACCCCGAAGGGTAAACCGATATGCAAGCTTCTCAAACCAGAAGCCTTCTTTGAGACTTATAATGATGCTTATGCAGCACTTGTGGAATATAATCGGAATCCATATGATTTGGACGACTCAATGACCATGAGTGAATTATATGAAAAATGGAAAGAGGATTATGTGAACTCTGGTAAAAAGCTGGAATCCTTACGAGCACAATCTTACGCTTGGAGATATTGTGGTCCGCTTTATGGCATGATGGTTAAAGAAGTTAGACCTAGGCACATACAAGGCTGTGTAGAAAATGCTTCCGCCATTATAGACGGAATGGAACGCGAAGCTTCAGCTAATACCAAAAATAAAGTTAAATCAGTCCTGAATCTCATGTTCGATTATGCCGTACAACATGAACTCACCGACAAAAATTATTCGCGAATGGTTAAATTACCGATAAGCCTTCAACGTGAATTACGTGAAAAAGAAGAACATCACACCCCATACACAGAAGAAGAAATGATGAAAATATGGAATAGCATAGGAATAGTAGATTATGTAGACATATTACTGATTCAATGTTATTCCGGTTGGAGACCTGGCGAAATTGGCCTCATAAAAATAAAGGATGTTAATTTAGATGATTGGTCATACACCGGAGGTATAAAAACAGAAGCTGGGCGAAATAGAACCGTTCCGATTCATAGCCGTATACGTGAGCTTGTGCGGGAGCGATATAACGAAGCTATAAAAGTCAATCGTGAGTATCTTTTCAATTATAGAGATAAAGAAGGAAGATATTCACAAATTACATACAGACGCTATCAGAGTATCGTAAACAATATAAAAAAAGCATTGAATCTTGACCCCGACCACAAGCCTCATGACGGACGCGCACACTTTGTCACAATGGCTAAAGAGGCAGGAGTTGACGAATACGCTATTAAATATATGGTAGGACATAGTATATCTGATATAACCGAACGTGTTTATACCACTCGCAGTTTCGATTGGTTACGATCTGAAATTGAAAAAATAAAATAGAAAGTATGTGATACGAAATATTCATTCATACATTTTAAAAAATATAGGAATGTTTATTCATACATTTTTTATTATCTTTTCTATAGTGTAGGAATAAAAATATACGAATAATGTACGAACGGTTCAAAATTATTCGATTCCTACCACATCTATAAATTCTAATACACCTTTTAAATACTAGATTTTCTCTCCCACTTGATTTTTCAACACAATGACTGCGGGTGTGATTCCGGATGTGGCAATAACTGCGGATGTAATAACAACGGCTGCGGATGCGGCAATAACTGTGGCTGTGGCGGATGGGGAACTTCCCTGTTTGGCGGCGGAAACAGCTGCTCCTGCATTCTCTGGATCATCTGCCTTCTGTGCTGCTGCGGCAATAACGGATGCGGTAATAACAATGGCAGTTGCAATGACAGCTGCTGGATCATCATCCTTCTTCTGCTCTGCTGCGGAAATAATGGATGTGGCTGCAACAACTGCTGTTAAAAAGATTCGCAGAAAGGGCAGAGGTTACTTCCTCTGCCCTTTCTGCCGGTGTTTTTTTGCGGCTTCCTGTTTCTTCTTTTTTTCTTCCAGACACTTCAGATCTATCTCATAAAAAGCATTCCCATCAATCACAAGCCTTTGCTTTTTTTCTGATTCCATAGTTTTCTCCCAAAAATAAATTCTTCCATTTATAATATGAAACTTTTTGTATTTCTGTCATATTCTTTCACGAAGAAACATAGATTTCATGAAAAAGGACTTTTTTATGGAACAGGATTTTGTTGCCAGAACTGCACTTGATGAGATGGTAGAAAGTGACCGGAATCAAATGCTGAAAGCCATGATTCCATATTTACCTGCCTCTGGCCAGCAGTTTCTGTCTATGTATGCAAAAACTCAGGAATTGATCAATACCATGACCCTCTTCAAAAATCGCAAAAATTATCCGGATATGCAGGCAGCCAGTCTTTCCATGTCTGATCCGATGGAAATACTTCAGGATATCCGAAGATGCTGCGGTGGTGAAAAACGCAGACAGATCGACCAGATTACAAATCTTATAGCTGTCATGCAAATGATAAAAATTATGAATGAGGAACCGTCAGGAGGTGAAAATCCATGAGTGATGACTGGAAAAACAATCCAAAGCTTTCCCAAATGGATCCGCAGAAACTTTCCATGCTTCAGAATCTGGCTGATCAGGGACTTGGGAAAAATCCTTCTGAACTGATGCCGTTTATTATGGGCGCAGCTTCTCAGGGGAAAAATGCGGGATTAAATTTTAGCTCTGATGAAATCTCTGCGATTATTGAAGTGCTTAAGATGGGAAAAAGTCCCACGGAAATCGCCCGACTTGACCGTATTGTAAATCTGATGAAAATGATACGCCATTAACAACCCTGTGATCCCGGAACAGCGCCTTTTCTGTTCCGGGAATTTTCTGTCTTATATTCCTTTTCCCATCTGTCTGAATATAATCTGCAAAAATCCGACATATCTATAGATTCTATCGCATAATTCATAGAACATATTCTCTATTTTTGTGATATTTTTTTATCATTTTCACTTCCTTCTTATATCAGTATATGGTATACTTGTCCATGAAATGAATGATATGCAAAATAGGATTTTATGCGTCAAGTGTTTGGCGAATGGGGAGTTGTCGCCAGAACGAAAAGTACGTCTTACGGTATGAAATCCGCACCCGTTGCAGCAATATAAGAGAATATCTCATATTGTGTAGGGCTTTTTCGACATACGTTCTATTACAATTGGAGATATCTTTTTTTATGCGCAAAAATAAAAGAGACGGTCTCCGAAAAACGTGATTTTTTTAACAAATGGAGGTTGTTATTT